TCAAGATATATGATTCAGGTGGTAAGGTAGGGGGAACAACTATATTTGAATTTGAAACAAGAGATACTGCTGGTTCTCAAACTTTTGTTATAGCCGATGTAAAACAATTTATAAAGACGAAGGGTTAAAATGGTTTTTAATGTTCTAACTCAATATTCTGGTTTATTCAACTTCTTAAAGAGATATGGTGGTATTGTAGAAGAAATAGGTAGATTACTTGGATTTACTACTACAGATCCGGGGGTAGGGGGTAACTTTAATGTTGTATTTAATGCTCCTTGGAGAAATGTTAAGGGGAAGCCTTATAAAAGCCTTATAAAACAAGACCTTTTACCATAACAACAAGACAACCATTAACTATCCATTCTACCAAACAATTAATAAAAAAATCAAAATTAAACATAGTATTAGATTTTGAGGCAAAAACAAAATATATATTAGATATTTTACTTGATGCTTCGAGTAAAGGTCATAATAATTTAATTGTAAATAAAGACTGTAGAAATGCAAAAAAAGTACAAAAATTGCAAATTATAACAGGATTACTTACTAATTTTGTAAATACACTAACTTTAAATATGGAGTTAATTACCCCTAACACATACCCGATAAATGTTTCAGCTTGGGTAAAGCGTAATGTTGAAACTAAGCTGAGGGTATTTTTACCAACTTTAACTAGAGAATCTATAGTACTTCAGCAACCGTTATATAGTGTAGGGGATGTAGGTACTATCAGTGAGATTGAAGAACTTGATATACTTGAAGCGGTGGAAATTATAGATGCAATCAGACACTGATTTGGTAAGGGATATTATACGATATATGAGAGATACACCAGATGCTTCAATGGAAGATATAATAAATAATTTTGGTATGAAAGGAATACCAGTTGATACAACACTATATATTTTAAGGGAATTGGAAGTTAGTGAGTAAAAGATTTGGCTGGATTAAAGATGGTCTAGATGCAAAAGATAGGATACAAAAAAACAGTTTAAAAGAACGTGCTAGTAAGGAAAACGCACATACTAGAAAACTTAGGGAAGCGGTACAGGCTGATGAACAAACTAGGATAAATACCTATAGTGAAGGCTATTGTTATGGTTGTAGTAAGACTGATCAAGTTTTAAGTACTCTTATATATGCTTGTGCTGACTGTATGGAAAAACGTGGTACAGAAGGAATAATGTGCCTAGTAGTTAAGAAAAATAACTTTGAACTTTGTGATATATGTGGTCAATGGAAGCTTGCTCAGGTATGGCAAATCAATATATCATTTTGTAATTCTTGTATGAGAAGAGTATTTAGAATACATAAGAATTATAGAAAAACAGGTGGTAGAAGAACTGCACCAGATGAGGTACTGAAACGTAAGATTGGCAAAGATATGAACGCTATTTTAGGTAGTGGAATAACAAGAGATCAGACTAAAGATCAATCATTTGCTTTGGGGTAAATTTTGAGATTGTATTTGCCTTTGAGCCATTTCTACTTTAATTTCTAACTCAGCTGCTTTATTTTCTAATTCTGCCATACTAGGTTCATCAACATCTTCCCACTCGAAATTTAGTTTTTCTACATTATAATCTATAATAAAAGTAATGGATTGAGCACCAAAATTAAAGAACCATTCTCCTACAATACTCATTTTTTTATCTGGAAGTTCAGCACCATAGTAAGTACATTTCTTTGCAAATACAGGTTTTCTCAACCAACCCCCACCGATTTCAATTCTTTTTTCTTCTGGATTATAATATATATTAGCTCTAGTTGCATGGAAAGGTGGTTTTTTAAATCTCATTTGATTGGTACTTCCAACTCCCTGATGTATATGAACATATCTTTTATTTAGATTAACGTTGTTTTCTTCATGGTTCATATCTGTATGAAACCAAAATGAATGATTTTCAGGTATCGAAATATCGTCAATTACCAGTCTAGTAGTGGGAACACCATTATAGGTACAACGTTTGTTAAATGTGAATATATTATCGTAAACGAAAAACTCCATGACTATTCTTAACCATACCTTTATATAACCCTTTCTTTTAGGTTATGCATGGCAATCTCAAAAAGAGAAATCGCACTAACATTAGCCACAGCAATTATAGCTGTGTTCCTAGTAACTATTGTAGTAGGTATTAGTACAGGCTTTGTTTATGGCGATATAAAAATGTCACAAGACCAATTTAACCAAGTATGGCAATTTGGTACAATCTTTGGTGGAGCTGCGTTGTTCTACTTTGGATTTAGAGCTGGTCAGACAAATGGTTCTACGATAGGACAGTCGTAGAACAACCCAAATTTTTATATACTATAATGTTTTGCTTTATATATGACCGAATATGTGGATTTCACTAACTTTGTGACAAAAGGGATAGAGATTGAGAAGTCTGATCGTAGGATATTCAAGGGACATATAACTGCTGAAATCATAGATAGGCAACAGGAGTTTGTATTTGTTAAAGAAGTAATGGCTATTATGAAGAATTTTATGGAAGTAAACCCAGTCATATCAGATTTTCATAGTAATAGAATGGTAGGTAGAGTATTGGATTATGAGAAATCAGAATATGAGGGAGTACCCACTGTTAAAATTACTGGTGAGGTATATAAGAAAGATGGCGTTACATTATATGATAAAATTTGGGATAAGGTTATTAAAGGAGAATACGCTGGATTGTCAATGGGTGGAGCTTCAAAAGAAAGAGAACCTATTATGAAAGATGGTAAAATGGCTTTAGAGTTAAGAAAATTAGAATTATATGAGATAGCATTATGTGAAACACCAGCAAATCCATTTGCTATAATTGAAGAGGTAAATATATTTGCAAAGTCTTTTGGCAAGGAAGAAATGGTTAAGGAAGATAATGGTAGGCAATATATACAGTGTACCAGTATAGGATGTAGATTTGAAAAGGGGGGAACAAATATGGATAATGACAATGATATTGATAATAAACCCGTACATGAATATATCTGTTTAGGCAAGGGTGTTTGTGATATATGTGGTAAGAAAGAAGAAGAACATGGATTAGAACAGTTTGATAAACCAGAACTGGAAAAGGGTATTGGAAATGCTAAATCACTAGTAGGTAGATCTGCTGAAACAAGATCTGAGAGTATTGGAGAATCTGCTACAAGTCCCAAACAGGTAGTTGATATGATTAATAATATATCATCTAGCAAAGTTCACAAAGATTATGGTTCACAAAATGTAGTACCGGGAGATTCAGGGGGTGCTAGTAAAGATGTTGAAACTCAAAAGGATATATTAGATAAAAAAATTGAAAATAGAGACATACCAAAAAGCGGAGCAGATTTGGGATTTGGTAAAGCGGGGGAGAAAATTGAATCACAATTTACAGATTTTACACAACCAAATAAGGTACAACCACCAAAAGAACCAAAACCAGTTGAATCAAAACTTGCAGAATTTGAACCAGAAAAGGTAGAAAAAGATCATATACCAAGTACTGCTGAATCAATAGAAGAACTAGCTAGAAAAAAGATTGCTGGTGAACAAGCGGGTAGTAGAACCATATCTGTAGATAAAACTCATGCATTACCAACAGCAAACGGTACTATATCTGAATCTGATGGTGGTCATAGTGATTATACTGCAAAACAATCTTCACCAGAACTTAAAGGTAGTATAGGTGAAACTCAATATGAAGATCAGACAAATAAACACCCTGAAACAACTAACGTGTCAGTTAAAAGAGAAGCTTCAGAGGGTATCCATGATGAATCTAGAAACCCAGCAGAACATCAAAAACAAGCTTTACCAGAGTCTAATGCAGAAGATAAGCCTAAACAATGGAAAGAAAATATTAATGCCTATGTCAAACATTTTGGGAGAGATCAAGTGAGAAAAGCATTGGAAGAAGCTGATACATACGAACATATATTAGAAATGTTAAACAAATATAAATCATCTTAGTCCGTAATATTATCTTTATATATGAATAAACAAACGTTTATATAATGACTACAGAAACTAAAACAGACAAAACAGAAGAAATTTCTGAAGTAAAGAAATCAGAAGATATACAATCTGATCCTTCATTAACTTCAATTCTTGCAAACTTAGTTAAGAAACAAGATGAACGAATCGATTCTTTCGAGAAGAGATTTGATAATATTGAAACCTTAATTAAAGAGGCAAATGCAAATCCAGTCGATCAAGGTACTGAGGCTGAAAATAAGCCAAAGGTCGAAGATAAAGACGATGTTGGCGACAAAGTTACCGTTGGTAATGAGTACGCACCTGTTCCCTCTGATTCACAAGCTTCTATTATCGCACCAGCACTAGAGCCAAACAAACCCGACACTGAAGGTTTGAAAATGGAATCTAAAGCTGATAACGGTGAAGAGAAGAAAGAAGAGAAAAAGGAAGAGAAAAAAGAAGCAACCGTTGAAAAAACTGAAGATGCTCCAAAGAAAGAAGAGAAGAGTAAAGATCCAGAGATGTATGCAAAGGCTACAGAAAAGCCAACTGATGAGGTTTACGAAATCGTAAAAACTGTTAGACCAAAAGTTTATCGACCAGACGAAGTAAAAGAAGTTCCAACAGGCTATCAAGTCCTAAAGGCAACTGCTAACGGATGGGGAAAAACTCAAAGTGCTGAAGAAGCATTAACCATAATGTATCAAAAATTTGAAAACGGTGAGTTCGGCAACGGACAAGCACAGGGGGTATATTAGAAATGGCTAATTTCTTAGGACTTAACACTATTGATGAACTAGTAAACTACACCTATAATAGAACACCAGACGAAATTCTAAAGGCTGGCTTTACAGTAGGTGACGGATTACAAGGCAACTACAACCCACTATTCGGTGCTATGGCATGGGCAAACTTTAACCTAGAAGCAAACATATTCGCAGCTTTGCCAAAATATGTTTGGGACTTTTCAGGTTGGAGAATTTTCTCAGTTAAAGCTCCTGACATTACAGAAACTATTAGCGGTGGTACAATCGTTGGTGTTATGGATGGTAAAGGTGGTACTATTGAAGGTGGAGAACTTGCAGGTGCAATTAAACCAACAGTAGAAGAAGTTACGGTTAGACCAAAGACTTTACAATATGTTTTCGAGGCTTCTGAACTTTTGGAACAATTAGTAGATAATTCCAGAGATGATAACTACGGTTCTCTCGCACAACAGAGAGTATATGCTAGTGATCAATTCAAAGAAAGAGTAAATGAACAATTAACCTTGATCCCAACTGACGTTGCAGCTACAGATGCTAGTGAACGACTTAACTTGGAATCACTGGATAGAATTATTGCTTCATTTGTTGAATATACCTTTGAAGATCATGCAACGGTCGCAGATAACTACGATCCTTGGAAATTAGCAAACGGTAGTGGCATTGATAGAGCTACTGATGGAACTTACGACTCAACAGTTGTTTCTCCAAGTGGTACAATAGGTACACCTGATGTATTAACTGATGCAATAATCAGAGAAACATTAGCAACACTGAGAATCGCTGGTGGAAAAGAGCCAACACTATTTATTGGTGGACAGAACACATACGCAGAGGTTCAATCAATATATATGAACGCTTATCGTATCCAAAATACGGCAGACCTTCGAACTGAATTTTCAGTTGGTGTGAACGGTGTAGATACCTTTACTGGTACAGGTGCGGGATTGCATTTGGCTACAGTATATGGACTTCCATTTATACCATCAAAAGACACGCCACAAAACGTTGAAGCTTCAGTTGATAACCTAATGATCTTGAACACTAGTGCAGACAAAAATGCTCCAAACAAACCATTGATCGGAATCCAAGTACTCAAACCAATCGTCTATTATGAGGCTGGTAAGAGACAACAAGGATACCCATTCATTAACGAAGCATTTACAGACAGAGCACTATATAACATGTTAGCAGAAACTACATGTAGAAACTTCAAAGCACAAGGTAAAATCAGAGACATAGCTTCAGGTATTTAATCAAACAAATATCCTTTTTTTTTATTTTTAATTTTAGAAAAAAAATTATATATGAAATAAGATTTATAAATGTGTATATAATAATCTTTATAAAGCGGGAATTTAAGTTTCAATATGACAGTAACTATAACAACAAACCAAAGATTTCGACATTTAAATGCCGATAGAAGCCAAGTCATTAAAGTTGGTGGAGTAGGCGTAGAAAAAGAAATCGTATGCGATATAGTCCTTGTAGATGAGGATTTGTCCGATTCAGTTGTTGGAGAATTTATTGCTGATTTTACACAAGTAGGGCTTAAAGAGGCTTATTCGTGTGCAATATTAGCACAAGATAATTTTGTAACTGGATTTGATTTTATACCAGATCCGGGTAGAGATGCAGCTTTATCAAGATTTCGTGCCACAGATCGAGCTGATGGACTGGCAAATGCTGATGCTGACTTTCCAGATACAACTATAATTGTCGCAGTTCGTGGTGTATAAGCAAATCTTATATACTACTTCTCTTTTTTATATATCATGGCACAATTTGCAAAACGCAGAATTACTAAAGCTACAGTTGATGGTACTTCAACCGTAAATATTACTAGTCCTGAAAGATCAGGTAAATTAATGGCAATTAATCCAATTACAGAGAACATTACAGTTGGAAGTTTGGAATTTAGACAAGGTGGTGTGGGTGCTAGTCTTGCTGGGACTTTTACAGCTGGATCTGGTATTATAACTGCCGTTGTAATTACAGATGGTGGAACTGAATATAGTTCATCAAATCCGCCTTTAATAGATGGTGATGCTGGTGGTGGTGGTGATGCAATATTAACCCCTACTATTGTAAATGGAGTTATAACTGCTATTGAGATTGTAGATGGTGGAACTGGATATACTACTGGTTCATTGGTTATTGTAAATACTCAGGGTAGGTTAGTTTATGAAGTAGGCTTTAATAACCAATCACATAGGGATTTAAACTTACGATTTATAAAAGGTTTATATTTAGAAGATAATGGTATAACTGGTGATTATGAAGCAAACCTGTTAATAGATTAGATTATACGAGTAATTTAAATACGATAAGTTTTTATATAGGTTATGGTCAGAGTCCCAGTTTATTGCACTAAGAAGGATATAGCCGATTGGCTTAGAATCAATATTAACGCAAATACCGATCCCAATACTGATATGGTGGAAGAATATATATACGCAAATGAGGATAGAATTGATCAATTAACTCAACATACTTGGATGATTGATAAACAAATAGTTGAAGAATTTAGTGTAAATAAATTATTTGATTGGGGTAGGGGTATGCCAATATTTCCAAGACATAGGAATTTAAAAACATTTGATCCAGCTTTCGGAGATAAATTTGAAATTTGGGCTGGTGATGGATGGGCAGATAACACTCCGGCTGGTGGGGAAGGTGATATTATATATTTCCAAGAAATTAAAGGTATTATATATTTAAGAGGATACCTGTTTACAATTTTAAGAGTAAATAGATTTAGAATTACTTACCGTTATGGTGGGGGAAATGAAACTATACAAAGTGAAACTGTAACTGTTCCAAGAGATATTACTAAAGCTTGTAAACTAATGACTTGTATGGATATATTAGGTACTGACTTCCAAATGTCCCAAATTGCATACGGTGGGGAAGGAAATATTGACAAACAAAAAGTTATGGACAGATGGCAAAAAGAAATAGACAATATTATATGGAGTCACTCTGAAATAACTACAGTTTGGTGATAGCATGGTAGTAATAATAGGTGCTCTTGTAAGAATGGCTATGGGTGCAGCTAGAACGGCACTTAAAGCTGGAACTCAAGGAGCTATGTATGGTGGAAAGAAAAAAACGGGAGAAACAACAATTTCATTTTCTCGAACTGAACAGCTTAAACAAAAAGCACATGTTGAAAATTTAGAAGAAATAGATAGACTTACCACAAACATACAAAAGGAACTTATACAAAAATGTCAGAAACAATTAGGTGCTCAGGATATAACGTTTACAGGAAATCTTAGACAACATATAGAA